TTCACAAATATTTGCAACTATTTATAACTTATAGTATATTGATTTTAAATTAATTTACGGAGTAATTATGAAACTTGATTTTAATCTTAAGAAACCAAATACAACAACGGTTCAGTTTAGAATTGATCCAGATACTAAAAGACAGATGAACGCACTAAAAAAACACTACGGTGTGCGTACGGGCCAGCTGATCAAAAAAATGATCCAGGTATCTTTTGCAGCTGTAGAGGGAGAAATAAAATGAGCGAACCTAAACATGTAAAGAACTGGTTGTATCCAGTAATGAAAGAAATATTTATGAAGTTTCTTGTCAACAAACACAATAAGCCGTACAAGGATATTGCGATCTCAGAAATGACTGAATCCGAAATCGAGCTTTGGCAACAAGTCGAGGCTATGAACGGAACTAAGGTTGGAGTCACTTTTAAAACAGATCCAGAGAAGAGGGTGTTGCATTAATGGCCGAAGATCATTCCAAAGAAAAGTTTGCAGCTGACATAACTCAACTTATCATAATGTTTATGAAACACATTACAGCTGTAAAAAATCTGGAGGGATATTATTTATCAAACAAGTCAGCAATCAACCAGGTAAAAAAAATTGACCAGGACAAACACGATGAATTGATCCAGGCCTTTAAAAATAAAAAAGCAGAAATATTGGAGAAACAAAATGATGATTGATATAAGAATTGCAGAAACAACCGAAGATAAAAATATTGCAAACAAAATTGTTGTAGATTTTCATTCTTATGTTAGTTCACCGAGAGTTGTAGGTAGGTGTATCAAGTATGTAATATCATATAATGATAAAGATGTTGCTACATTTTGGTTGGGCAGCGGTTTCAAACCTACACCTAAAGCCATCCTTAACTTCTTTAATGTAGGTCAAAAAGAATTTGATAAGATGTTTAATGAAGTTGCAGACAACAAAAGATTTTGTATTAAAGAAAATCCAGTCTCTAATTTTGGTAGTCAAGTACTATCTCGTATTCGTAAAAGAGCAAAAGCAGATTGGTTTGATAAATATGGAAATAATTTAAAAGGTATTCTTACTACAATCGGCAATGACAAAAATGGCTCTGTTTATCTTGCTGATAATTGGAAAGTAATTGGAAAAACAGCAGGATTACCTAAACGAAACAAAAGTGTTTCTATGAAGTGGAATAACAAAGAAGAAATAGCAGAAAGGTTTGTTAAACCTACTGGAGAAAATAAAAAATTAATATTGGTAACTACCACTATTTAAAGGAAACATTATGATGAAACTACTTAGAAGACTAGACAGATTTTTAGACAAACACTGGAGATCCACACATGCAGCAATTGTGCATCTCATTGACAGGCGAAAGGATCCAGTGGATATTGATTGGTTGAACATGCACAATGATATGGCAGAGAGGAAAAATGACAATAAATAAGCATGAACTAGAGATTGCGCGGGTTGCCAGGCGATTTCGCGAAATTTGTAACGAGCACATTATGGAATTAGAAGATCAGATGCCCAGGGCAAACAATCCCCTGGAGCGTGATGATTTAGAAAAGCAAATTGATGCTATGCACGAACTAGCCGACCAGGCTAATTCCAGAGCAAAAGCAATGATCGAGGATTATTATGCCAATCAATAGAAAAAATATACCAGCACACTTGCAGTATCTGAGCGATTCAGCTCTTAGAACATTAATAGAGCTGCATAAGCCTAGATTTATCTAAAAGGCGGGCCAGTAAACCAGGCAACGACTACATAACGGTCGCCTTTGGTTATAGGTTTGACCTGGTGCGAGATAAATGAGCTAAAAGCGACTATCTCTCCCATCTTCAAACGCGTACAACTAGCGTTATCACTGGTACGAAAGCAGATTTCGCCGCCTTCGTATTCATCGTTTAGCATCAAAGACATACTGATCTTCCGATTAGCAGCTGTTCCCTCTGGTCCTATGTCGATATGATAGCCGTAGCCGTTACTCGGCGATTTATAGTGTAAGATCTGAGCTGTCTCGATTCCAGATATGTCGTATCTAAAATATTTATTTGCAGAAACCGCTACTCTGTTAAGGATCCTATAAAGGCGATCTTCTTTAGCGTCAATATAGCGCACCTCAACGTCTCTTAGATCTTTATTTTTTGTTTCCGCGTTCTTGTCGTGTACCATTCCAGGCTCTGGATCCGTTTCAACCAGGTAATCTAAAAAGAGCTCTACTTCGTCTTGCGTGACAGACAGGCCAGTAACACCATGATTAGGCATTAAATCGGCCGTCATACTTCCTCCAATTTTTTTTCAGCACATCGAGCCAATCATCTATCGCCATGACGCAGATCTTGTCGTTTTCTTCTGGCCAATCTAGGTTCATGGCATAGAGCGGTACGCATACTCGGATCGGTCTGCGGTTGAATTTAAAAATAAGAACAGGGATTCTCCCTTGTGAGGAGCTGCAAACTTGATCCCACCAAGCGGACTTTAGCCACTCGCCTTCTTTATAGCTTTTACACTCAACCGCATGAAAGGGTATATCCAGATCACACTGGCCAGCTTCCTGGTATTGATCCAGGTTGCGTTTGGTTTGAAAATCTATGCCGTTGTCAGTAAAAAAGTCGTTGAGAATCTTCGCAATGTTGCGCTCGAATTGTGCTCCCTTGTTACGACTGTTAATCGGCATTGATAAAGTTTCTCAAAACTTGTAAAAAATTGCAAACTAATTTTTTATAGATCCTACGCCTTTGTCGTTATCTGGAGTATTGTCTTCAATGCTTAAAGCTGCAATGCCACCAGCGCCTGCGACGGGTGCAAAAGAAAACATCTGGTCTTTAAACTTCTGCCTGGCTTTAGTTTTCATAAAGTCAGTCTCTGGATCATTCTTAATAACCTTAAGTCCGCGTTTTTCCAGAATATCTAACACTTCCTTGCTAGTCCTGGGCGGAACTATAGCGCCAGCAAATTCTTCAAAACCAACAGATCGCATGGGTTTGGCTTCAAAATACTCTACAGGTCGAGCTGCGTTTTCTTTAAATAGATCTACAGTATCGTCTACAAGATTGCTTGATGGTCTAACACCAAAAAAATCATAGGCACGACTAACTGCCATTTCTATGGTGTCTCCTTGTTCTAAATTTATTCCAATTTCGTTTATAAGATTGCCAGTATCTTCCATAGCCATGTTATAAAAAGCAGCACCTTGATCCGATATTTTAGATTCATCAATTAAAAAATCTTCAATATCTGTTTCAAAATCAAAAACCCCTGGATTATCATGTATTCTGCCTCTTTGGCTTTTAATATTTTCAAGATCTGTCATTTTTTCAGACATAAGTGCGCGAAGTCTATTTGGTCCATAAAAGTCACTACCAAATTTTGCCTCACCACCACGCTGCGTTTCTTTGATCATATTGTTTGTAGCGTTGTCTAAAGTATAAGGTTTTATATTAGTTGCAAATTCGTATTCATCCATTCCTTCCAACATCACGCCATCGCGTTTGAAATATTTATCCATTTCTTTTGCAAGCCAGTCTTTATATTCTTTACCGCTAGTATTTACTCTGGTTGGATCTATTGATCCAGGAAGATTTATTTTCAATCCTTTTTCTTTGGCGAACTTCATTTCTGGTGCAAACGAACTTCTAAAAAATATTTCAATATCTTCGTCTGCAATTTCTGTGGTTCTTGGACTTGTTGGGTTTTGTAGATCGTCTATATAACCACCAATACGTTCTAAGGTGCCTTCAAAAACATTATTTTTTGCCACAAGTGCATCGACCTCTTCTTTGTAATCCTGCATGAATTTTGCGCCTGCTCCTTCTTTTGCCAGGCGTATCTTTTTCGGTGCTCTGGGCGTATAAGCATCGGCAGAGTAAACCGCGTTTCGCGGATCTACAGCGGGATCGAAATTTTTTGGCTTGGCGATCAGTTGTATCTGGCCAAATCCTTTAAGTGGTACATCGGCAGGTTGAACCGCTAAACTTGGAGACGGGATTCCTCCCATCTGGTCGAAACTTTTTATAGCATCCTCGGTGGTATTGTGCACGAACATCATGTCTTTTGGCTGGTCTAGGGATCCTACGCCTTTTTTGGCCGCCTGTTTTCCAATCGCTAGGGTTCCTTTGACAGCTGTACCAGCTGGTCCCAAAGCATCAAGTGAAGATAAAGCCATGCCGAGCTTATCATCATCGTATTTGGCTATCTCTCCAGATAGAAACGGAATGAATTGCGCTATGCCTTTGAGCGTATCGCGGCGACGCGAGGCAGGTGAGGGAACCATAGGCCTGGTGAAGTAAGAAGCGAGTGGTCCAGGTGCATCTATGCGAGGCGGTAAAATAGCACCTACGTCTTCGGTAGTGTCAAATACATTTACATCCTCTGTTGCCATGAGCTGATTGTAGCAAGTGATATAGCCGCAGGTAAAGTCGAGCTATAGGGATTCTTTGCATTGCAAAATTTTTTGCACAAAATTTTTTTGCGTTGAGTTTTTCTGGTGATTCAATGTATCAAACCTAGTTATAATTACAACTGTTGTCGGCCGCTGCTATATGGGGTGGTAGGGGTTCCAAATAATGCGGATCCTACGGAAAAAAGCGGTCCCAAGGGACTCCTATTTGTTACGCGTTGCTATTGTGAGCACAAGTTGCACATAGTTGCATAAAAGAATACATGTTTGTATACGCAATAAAGCACCGCATATCAATGACTTACGACGATATCAAGATTTTTCCCAGATTTTTGCGTTTGGATCAAGAGGCCGCGAAAACAAGGCCACCTTTCTATTTATCTTTCGGCGAGTAGTCGTCGACGTTAGCGCCGAGCAGCTGCCCTAATCTTTCCTTGATCTGCTCTCTGGACATCTTCTCCAGGTTAGCGTTGATGTTGATATTCTGGGATCTATTGATGGATAAACCAGCGAGCTGATTGAGCTCTTTAATCGCTGACACTGCGGCATTGAACTGGCCCTTCTCGTGGCATTGAACTGGCCCTTCTCGTACGCGCTCTCCATCACCTTCCACAACATCGTGCCTGTCTTCTGCGGAGTGATCGCATACTTCTCTGCCAATTCGTCCTGCTTGATTCGTATGGCCTTAACCACATTCGGATAGTCTTTGCCATTGAGCAGCTTGCCTGCGCTTGCGCTTGGGAACTGATACCCAGCTTTCCTGGCAGCCTCGGTCATACCACACGCACCTTCGGTGTAATGCCAAACAAAGCTGGCCTGCATTTCAGTCAACCCATGTTCGTCGTTCTTCTCAAACTGAACTGGCGCATCGACTATCTTCTGATCTGTCTTCTTCTTCCTTGGCATAATCTCTCCTATTGTAAACCAGTGCACAGTGTAGAGTGCATAGCTGTTCTATTATACCTATTATGTAACGCGTAAGAGGCCATTCTTATAGCCAATATTAATAATAATATATATATATACACTATACCCTTATATAGTATAAACCCAGTAGTAGCAAGGGATTGAGACAGGGTACAGCTATTTTTACTATACCCTTTGCTATACCCTTTTTCGCCCTTATTTGCCATTGATATGCCTGTCAGCAATAATCACAGCCAGGCCGACCAAAATAAATGAGCAAGCCAGGACTAAAAAAAAGGTAACAG